TCATCTTTGTGAAATAATTATTTTCAAACCCTCGAAATCTCCGCTTGTCATCATGCCTTGGTCAAATTTATCAAGCCATGACTTATTGATTTTCCTTTTATCTACAGACTGTTTAATGTAATCACGTACAGTAGCTTTAGTTGTCTCGTTTGTGAATTTCATAATGTCATCATCCTTTTCCGATTGTTGTGATTTTTCTAAGCCGTCCAAAATATCTTTTTTGAATTGTTCCTCTGTAATCCCCATACTTGCTAAATACGAATACGGATCTCTGTGTGTCGTGCCTTTTAAATTTTCCGTAATCCAGCGGTGTGACTTAATACCGTTGCCTGTTCCATCTAATACAACTGGAATGCTAGCCTCTTTTGCAAGCTCTCTTAAAAGCCAAATGTAAGCAGCATAATCCTTTTTAAACTGCTCTTTGTCATTTGTACGAGCAAGCTCTACTTGTGCGTAACTGAGTGGATTCCCTTTTGGACCACAACCATACTGCAACTTGCCGACTGGCGCAATTTGAACAATTTTACCGCCACCGCCTACCCAGTGAGACGTAAACGCATTAGCTTTATTACGGTTCATGTATGCAATTTCATTTTCCAAAGCATTAGGTCCGCAATTGTTTGGGTTTCCTGATTCATGAGCAATCACATACTTAACAGCAGTTAAAGCGTAGTTAGGTATTCCAGTCAAAAGTCGTTTTTCGATTATATAACTCAATTCTTTTCACCTTCTTTGACTGAGTATTGTTTGTATAATTGATTGGCGAATACAGGAGCCCCACTTACTAATACACCTTGGACAATAGCTTGCATATTGAATCCCATAATGCCGACCGTAAAAGTAATTCCAAACATCAATAAAATATACGGAATTAGCCAATCTTTCATTTTTGGTGTGCTCTTTAAAATTTGCCCAATAACTAATAAAACAGGCACTACAATAAGCGCCTGTTCGATAATGTAATCATATAAAAATTCCATTTTAATATCCCCTTAGTTTGTTTTAATAACGATTGCTAACAACCCTAAAATAACAGCACCAATGATTGTTGTAGATACCCACCAAACAATTTTATCGATTTTATTTAAACGATGGTGCGCGCTTTTAGTACTCGCTAATGCTTCCTCTGCAATGTCTTTAGCGTTATCTGCGGTTAAACGAATATCTCTAATATCATCAATTTTGGCCTCAATACCTCCGAGTCGTTCATAAATATTTCTGACTAATTCCTCGCCCATGCCATCACCAATCCTTTGCCCTATTTAAAATAAAAAGCCATGAGAAACATCGAGATTCAGTACAGTGTACCGTCGCCCATCTCGATTGCTCTCATAGCATAAAAAATAACGCTAGCTAGTGCTGCGTTTACTTCTTCAACTCATATTTGAATGCATTAATCTCTCGTCTCATCTTACTTATGAAGGTAGGCTTATCATTATCGAACACGACCTCTATCTTTCGCTTGCCGTATTCATAAATTTCTTTTACAGCAGTTATCCTAGTGTCCATTGTAACGCCCCACCCTTTATCTCGAACGGTAACCACATCCCCTACGATGAAATCTTTACCGTAAATTAATCTTGATGTAGTAAGTATCTGCCCACCTAAGTAAATCTCTTGGGAATGCTCTGACAGCTTTTCATTACCACGCTTGTTTAAATCAGCTACTACCTTTTCAACAGGGCGTGGGCTTCCCTCATCGTCTTCCTCTGATACATCCCTGGCATCCACAAACATTTCATATCGGTCAGCTCCTACAGCATCACCAATGGAAATAATTCTTCGCTCAACGCCTTCACCCTGACCTGCTACGACTGCAAAATTCTTATAATCCAGATCACTTTCGGTGTATTCGAGGGATTCAATCGTCTCGAACTCCGTTGAGAAAATAGCTTGTGGAAGCCCTGTTTGATTGGCTACTAAGTTTCTTCCTTCTTTCACAACAAATACAAAACGTTTATTTTTCAGATCAAGCTCAATATTCCAACCTAATCCATGAAGCTCTGATAGTTCAGTGAGCTTTTCACTTAATGAGTCATACCTTGAGTTTTCTTCTATGGCTGGACCTTTATTTTGGTTAGCACCTAGCACTAATCGCGGAAAGATACGAGCAGGATCACTTGGATTAATCATCTGTGTGTTCACAAAATGTCGCATTACTGTTTCAATATTCCCTGTCACACTTTCATGAGTCTTGCCTGCTGCCGGATAGATAAGGCGCTGAGACGTGAATGTTTTTAGAGACAAGGCTTTAATGCTCCAGTTCTCTGTTTGCTTGCCGTTTTCATCTAACTCAATTTCTCGATGCCTGATGATGTAAGCTTGGTCTAATCGATTGTATGGGAAGATGATATTGCCTTTGACTAGCTTGTCGGCATGTTGTAGGTAACGATTGATCTGTAGCTCTAACTCTCCAATACCTGACCATGAGATTCCTATTTGTGCTGAAAAATATCTGTCTACCTCTCCTAGCAAATTAAATTCATCATCAATGATCCGTAAAGGGATATTTTGCATATAGCCACCTTCTTTTGCATAATAAAAGCACCCTCGGTTGAGAGTGCTTCATTAATTCAAATATAAAACTATTTATTATCGACTTTGGGATTGTTATCTGTAAAATCCCCCCATCCTTGAAGTTTAGCTTTTGCCATTAAATATTCCATATGAGCAAAGCTTGGAATTCTCGCTTGACCTCTTGCTGGTTGTAAACTACCATCTGGTCGCCTCCAAATAAAACGATAACCATTTGCTGAATCTCCGTCTTCATAGTTGTATTTACACCATTGCAGACATAGAACCCATTCCTTATCCAATTTAGAATCGTCTAATGTTACTTGATGAATAACATCAATATTTGCTGTATTTGCCATTTGATTCCCACCTTTCTATACTTAATTCTATAACGGAATCAAATAGACTCTTAACATTTTTTTGACATAAAAAATAACGCTAGCTTATGCTGCGTCTACTTGTTTTCGTTATCGAGTAATGCTTGTACAGCTTCTCGCCATAACAATGGCACTTGGTCAACTGTTCGTAAATTCATTTTAATTAAATCCCAATACAATTTAGCCATTATAAAGCCTCCTTAGTTGTTAGTGTTTCTACTAGTTCAGCTATAGCCAGTTGATTCTCTATTTTATCTTGTTGTTGTGCCTCTACTGATTCTGCCAACGCTAATTTCAAATCTTTATTTTCTGCTTTTACGGCGGCTAGCTCTTCTTTTAGTATTTCCATTTCGGTCTTCGGTCTTTCTTCGTATTCGTACCACTGTTCTCCAGTTTGTGGATTAACGAAATGCGTTGCTAACATACCGTTAGGTTCTGGCTTAAGTTCAAAGTCTACGAATACCCCACCCAATTGTTCAATAGCTTCTTTTGACATTAAATTACCATCTTCATCTTTAAGTCCATACACTGGGTCGAATGGTATATAGTTTGTACCCACCACTAATGCTTTCCCTGCAGATACTTCTTGTGTCCAAAAAAAAATCATTTAATATTTCCTCCTTATTTTAGGGATACAAACCAATCCCATTTTCTAATAGTTCCGGTTCCGTACGGTCCATCTGAATGTGTTGAAATGACGCTGTCGGTTAGTGGGTCGTATATTATCGCGCTAATTGAGTCAGAATATGCATACTCATTTTGCGTATTGATATGACACCATCCCAAATCCAAATTCCCAGCGAGTAGTCTACCGTATATAAGAAATTTAACAGGACTGCCTAAAGTAACATTTTGCATCGTCCCCCAATAAAAACTCCCTCCGGAAAATCCGAAATATAAACCTCCATTGCCATCGCTACATAAAATAGCCACACCCATATACTGTGTACCAAGTCGTCCCCCAAGTGATATATATGATCCAGGACGTGCTGATCCGTTCGTCATAATCGCTTGAACATAACAGATTCTTCTACCGTCTCCTGTACCAAGGGCGTATGACACTGCTACATCCCCATTAGTCATTTCAACGATATTACCCATATTAGTTGCATTGGCGTGGGTTAAATAAGACCACATTGTCAAAGGATTTGACGAATCGGTTCCAGCTATTTTATGGACTTTCATTCCACCATAATCAGTAGCGACTGCAACATTTCCGTCCGATAATAGAATCAGATCGACAAGCGTCTCACGGTCAAACAATTTCACCCACATTTGGTATCCAGCATTGGCGTATTTCTTTAATTCATTTCCGTCCGCACTCTCGCTATTATATTTACGAAGAATAATATACACATCTCCTTTGTCAGTAACCGCGACTGACTTGCCAGCATGTGTATATCCATTTCCCATTGGTATTGCTCTGACGGGGTTTAAATCTGTAGTGTATAATTGAATATTAGTACTATGCATACCACCAGTGGTGAATGCTAAATGATTTCCATTTGGGGAAATGCTCAGACCACTAGGTTGGTTACTACCTGCGGAACCGACAGTTACTTGCTTTATAAGTGTTCCGGTTTTAGAATACTTAACCAAAGTAGTCGTATAACCATTACGATTATCAGGACCGTTAATCATGTACAAATTCCCGTCTTTATCAACTACTGGACGGTAAGAACCTCCGTATGTTGCTGGCGATTGCACCCATTGAGACCTCCATCCAGCGGTTACTTTAGACGTTGGTATTTTCTCGCCACTGTTATACACTTTTAGTGTACCGACTTGTTCACCTTCATCATTTGTAAACGTCTTATCTTTTACAACATCCTCGGGTTTGGCTGTTCCTACACCTCCTTCACCCTGTAAGATAAAAGCCGTATCACGATAACGAACTGTATATACTCCGTTAGCTTTCCCATTACTAAACGCTGAGCCATTCGCTTTCTTGATAGGGATAGCACCTAATCCATTTATGTTTAATGACATTGCTGCTGTACTGTTTGATTTAACAGGAAACGACACACCCAAACCATTCTTATAGCTTGTAAGACCGTCAATTGTTGCAGTTATAGCATTTGCAGTACCGCCTACTGTTTCTATCCATTTAATATGTGAAACATCAGCTATATGGTTAGCAAACCCATTCTCTAAATTTGCTATTCTAGCTGCTAAATTCGCTGCTACATCACCACTTAGAATATCTTTGATGGACTCAAACCATGTTAAAAATTCTTGTTCCTGTTCAGCTTGCCAGGCATCGAATTCATTTTTCTGTTGTACTTGCCATGCTACTAAATCATCCTCAAGCGTTTGCTTCTTGTTATTAAACCAATAATCCCATTGCTGTTGGAACACGCTAGTCGGTACACTAATAAGGGAATAAACGATACCACATAAATCTTCTTTCATACGTTCATCTACAAGTTTTAGAGGCTCTAAGGAAGATGTATTTTTGGTTAGTCGTATTTGTGCTAACGACAATTCAAATACGTACTGATCTCGTTGCAAAGATGGAGGTACAGGGTTGGTAGCTGATACCCCTTCTTTTACAAACAGTCTGATGAATCGAGCGTTATTCCGTTTATCCAAACGCAAGACAATACGGTCAATGCGGTCTAAGCTCGGCTCAGGTAGACCATGCGTTAAGAATAATGGTGTTGTATTTTGATATTGATACCCTTGTATCAATGCCTCGCCAGCCTCTACGTACGTCTGCATGGTGCCTGCATTTACTTTTACTTGTAGGTTAGGTGTGCCGTTTTTATGTAACAGCCCACTCGATAGCACATTGCCAAAGTAATCAGCAAAATCACTCGCATAGTGCCATCGTTCATCACCTGGTGCTGAGTTAAAAAACTTAAATATTTCAGCCACTTTCATCCCTCCTATACTGCGTTATATCGCTTGTGATAACTGATGTTTACGACAGCCCCTTGTACGTCATTATCTGCTGTGTAATTGATGTCGTTTTCTCCTAGTTGAAGTTTAAAAAATACACTGTCTAAATGGAGCCAGTTTATAACATTTCTTCGAGATCCATCTTCATCAACAAATTCAACTGATTTTGTTCCTGGTGTTGTATCGATCACCATCTTTTCACCTTCTGCAAGTGTTTGATTGACCTTGATAAACTCGCCAGTTGTTACATTTTCGATCTTCGGATTTGTCGCAGGGCCATAAAACTCAATAAATAAAGGCGCTGCTACATCTCCATCATTGATAATGATCCTTCTATCCCGTTGCATTCCCATTTGAAATGGTCCGCTGAAAGGAAACTGAAATAACGGTTTAAATGCTGGTTCTTCATCGATTTTCAAACTACGCCAATACGGATCTGGTGCCACGAAATTGATCATGCCTTTTTGTAATGTTTTAGCCCTGCCTTCACCATCTGGGAAAATCGGTACACTAGATGCAACTACTAAAATCTCACGGACTAGAAAATCATTTTCATACCGTAGAGTACCAGGACCAAGCTTTGGATTGATAATACGTGCTACCTCTGTTCTCCGCCTTGACACGGTTTCATATCCACCCTCGTCTACTGCATTAACTATAAGAAATGTAATATCAATTGGTCGTTCCTCTAGCAATACATCAATTAAGGTGCTTCCGTCTTCGTATGGTACCCGTTGTGTTTGTAAATTGGCTGGCACATCACCAAGCCCAATAATTTCTTGTAAATAAAAAGGAGGACCGCCAAATGTGACGGACTCTCCAAAACGATTGGTATATGTGACTGTCTCCACAAGACGACCTCTCCTTTATCTAAATGGTATTTGTTGAGCAACACGTTTCAATTCCCGTGCATTTTCTGATGGGCTTAATGGCGTTGGTGAATGTAAGTTCACCACTTGATGTACTCCTCCACCATTCGTACCTTGCCCACCTTCACCGTTTACATCGACATCTACTTTTACTTTGTGTTCAATCTCGGTTTGAATGGCATCAATGGCACCATTGATGTCGTTAATAATATCGCTAACTTCAACGTGCGGTTGAATCCACTCAGCTACTCTTTCAGCAGCTTTAATGGCATCCGATTTCATATCAGCTAGACCGATAATAATCCCTTTCACCAAGTTGTGACCGATCATCTTTTTACCCCAACGGCTTGGGCTATGGATGTCTAGTGCTCCTTGAATAGTAGCTTTGATACTCTCTGCAATGGATTGAGCTTGTGCAAGTAAATCAGGTGTTAACTCTGATAACCCTTGTTGCATGCCTTTAATCACATTACGGCCAATCTGAGGCATCGTAGCAACCATCGCATTAAACTGATTAACAGTTCCTGTACGCACTTCTTTAATTTTGTTGGCCCATTCCGTTTTATAGGTATCTAACTGCGTAGCTGTTTCGACTGTTAATTCTTCAATCTTTTTAGCCGTATCTTCTTTCATCCCAGATAACTCCAACTCTGCTTGAGATCGTGCTAGGTTTGATTTCTCTTGCCATAATGCTACATACTCGGCTAGTTGAGTAGCACTCAAAGTATTTAAAGCTGCGATTTCAGCAGAAGCAGATGGTCCTAATGCTTGTAGTTCGGCTAACAAACCTTGGTCAATTCCTTTTGCACCTAATGCTTGTAGATTAGCTGCCCATTCTTGGAATGCCTGATTTTGACCTCTCAAGTTATCAATCAACTTTTGACCAGATACAGCAGCTTTCTCTTCCATTTCATCAAAGATACCTATAGCGCTATACAAAGATTGTTTCCGAGAATTAACTGCATCCTCATATTCTTGTGTAAGTGCTTTGGAACCATCAATTAGTCTTTGGTTAGTCTCTTGAATCTTAGCTGTAAACTCATCGTTTAGAGAGATTAACTTCTCATGAATTTCTTTCTTTGTTTGTGCTACTTTTTCTTCGTAGTAAATACGTTCCTCACTACCTGCTTTGTACTGCTTCATGTACTTTTCATAAGCTGCTAGTTCCTGAGTAAGTGACAACTGATTGAAATTCTTTTTACGCTCAATGTAATTTTTCTCTTTTTCAAACTGCTCTTTGGCAAGTTCGGCCATAGCTTTGTTGTAGTTATTTTGCGCTTTAATACGTTCTTTGGTATTTTCCTTAAACAGAGTAGTTGCATACTTCCAGTACCCTGCTTGTTGTTCAGTAGACCATAATTCAAGGGATTCTTTGTTAGACACATACTGCTCTAAAGCTTCTAACGTTTCAGCTTGCGACTTACTTCTTGCTTTCGCCAGTGCATCAGCTTCTTGTTTGGCTAATTTCTGACGACTAGCTGCAGCATCAGCCATGATGTTATTGATGCGTTGCTGTTGAGCCTTCGTATTTGTTTGAGTTTTTTTAGATGCTGATGCTTTAATAACTGAAATTTGTTGTTCAGTTTTACGGTCAAGATCAGCACGTTTCTTAGCGTAATCTTTTTGGATAGCAAGAGCATTAGCGCTTGTATTGGACGTAGAATTTTTAACGATATAATTAATGTTATCCATCGCGGATTTAGTCGTTGTAATTGACTTACTGAAATCAGGAATAGCCTTACCAGCCATGATGTTCGTAGCCTTTCGAACCACGTTAGTAGCAGACTCAATACCCTTAGCAACACCTATGGGAATCCATTTAGCTAAAGCAATCATAACTCTTGACCTTTATACCCTCGATTTCTCGATATTTTATAGGGAGTAGACTGTCCAATGTGGTTACAATGTAACACACCGAGTATTACAGTCGTTGAACCTTCTCCTTTTCAGAAGCTTGGCTGCTGATTATCAATTTATTCGACACTTAGGACGCAATTTGCGCTTTTATTTCACCTTATGTCATCTAGTGTATTTTTTCTGTCTTTCGACCACGTTCACGCTCACTGTTTCCAATCACGTTGTAGTTACACCAGCTTTACGATTTCCCAGCAATTTAACTCGTTTTGACACTACCTCTCGGTAATGAAAGCCCTAAAAGTTAAGGCGAGTGAATACCTAATTTATTTCGTAGCCACTCTGGCAGTAATTCAGCTAGCTCCATAACCTTTGCCTTTACCTTGCCGAACCAGTTATTGATCCCTGTCACTAAACCAGCTACAATGTATTCCCCAATCTTCACTAGACTAATGTTTTCTAGGAATGATTTAGCTGCATTCCATCCATTAACAACAGCCGTTTTGACATTCTCCATCGCTGTTGAAACAGTGTTTTTAAATCCATTCCATATTGTTTCGATGACATTTTTAATGCCATTCAGTATTGTAGAGACTGTATTTTTAATGCCTGTCCAAATGCTTTTGATAACGTTGGCAATAGCATTCAATACGGCTGAAATGAAATTTTTAATCCCATTCCAAACTGAACGAACAAGACCAATGATGCTTGTAAACATATTGTCTAAGAATGAAGCGATGCTACGCCAAATACTCATAAAAATTGATTTGATACCGTTTAGAATCGTATTAAAGAAAGATTTTATACTGTTCCAAATCGACATAATCGTAGATTTAATACCACTAAAAATAGTCGTAACAGTATTTTTAATCGTATTTAGAGTATTCGTGAATATTCCTTTAATAGCTGTCCAAATGCCTTGTAAGAATGTCTTAGCAGTGGAGCCAAAAGCTTTGAGTGGGCCAAGTAATTTACCTACAAAGTAAAGATTCACAGCACCCCAGATAGCTTGTAATGCTCCACCTAAGATCTGCTTAACTCCATCCCATACACCCTTCCAATCTCCTTGGAACAATGATGTGAACACCTTTACAATACCTAGAATAATATCAATTGCACCTTTAATGACATTCATTATCGCGTCCCAAGTAGAGACAATTAAAGCTTTCACAACAGGCCATATAAACTGCATTATAGCCCCTATTGCTGTCATGACTGTTGTTACTATATTTCCTATAACATTCCAGATAGTAGATGCAGTTGACTTTATGCTTTCTTGATTTTCATTCCAGAATGCTGTTATCTGTGACCAAACTGACATGACGGAATTTTTAATGCCTGCTACAGCCATGGAAATTCCTGTTTTAATCGCTTCCCAAACCGTTTGAACTTGCGCTCGGAATTTATCGTTAGTTTGATACAGGCGTACCAAGATCGCAATGAAAGCTACTATAGCGATGACAACTAAGCCAATTGGATTTGTGATTAAACCTAAACCACTTCCAAACCTTGTTGCAAAAGCCATTACTTTAGTACCTAGAGTTGCCATGGTCCCACCAAAATTTGTGAATAAACCTCCGACTACCTTTAAAGCCTTCCCTAAACTAGCTGTTAAGGTTGGGCCTAACCCTTTAAATAATTTACTAAAAGCAATAACATTAGGCACTACCGCTAGTAAGATACCACCCATTGAAATTAGTCCAGCTAGAATCACTCCTATAGCACGATTACCTTCCATTGCAGAGTTAGTGAACTCTAAAAATTTATTAGCAATGTTAATAATAGCTGCACCAAGAGGAGCCATACCGATACCCAAGTTCACAAGAAACTTAGTGAGATTGCCAATTAGTTGCAATACACTCGGCGCTGTTTGCTGTACATAGGATAAGAATGTTTGGAATCCTTGATTTTGCGAAAGACTAGCTGACCATTCTTTAAATCGAGCCATCATTGCTACCAGACCGTCCATCATACCTGATGATGAACCAGCAAATGCGCTAAAAAAGTAAACTATGCCGGCTGTAGCATCTCTGAAGATTGCTCTAATCTTTGGCATATTTTCATTTACGTAATCCATAAATGATTGGAACTTTGCACTACCACTTAACCCGTTTGCCCATTCAGCGAATCTTGCAGTCATATCCTCGAAGCCTTTTGCAGTACTTGCACTTAATGGAGCAAACGCTGTCAGCATGGATAACAAACCTTTAAACACGTTGCCAAATGCGCGTCCAAAAGTCTCGAGCATTGGACCACCAGAAGTATTTAGGTATTCCAAAAACTTTTGAATTGGTGGAGAGTCTAGTGATTGATTAAGCTGATCCATTAATTTTGCAACTGCTTGAGCACTAGATAAAAATAAGGGCCTTAGTTTAGTAAGTAATGTATTTGTGAACTGCATAGCACTTGTAAAAGCTTGCAGGACTGGATTTTCAGTCTCTTTTACTAAGGACTGATATGTTTTTTTCATTGTCTCAAAGGATTGTTTTGCTTTACTTTGAGTAGCGTTCAACTTCGCATTTTCGTCAAATAATTTTTTGATGGTTGGTATTGCTACAATCGCAAATGCGCCAGCTGCAGCACCTGCGCTAACAAATGCTCCTGCTAAAGCAAAAGTAGAGCCTGCAACAGTTCCAATCATTGGACCTAAGTTTGCAATCGCTACCCCTAAGTTGGCTATCAATGGAGATAGAGCAGGGAAGACAGCCATTAACGTACCCATAAGCGTGTGTTGCATTAGCTCGCCAAATGCCCTAATATTTGTCGCTATACGATTTATACTGTTCTGGAATTCTTGTATTCTTGCCTCAATCTTAATGACGACTTTCTCTCGCACTAATGAAGCTATACGAGCACGTATTTCAGCCATGCGGCGGCGAAATTCACTAACATCCGCACCAATGTCTACACGCACATCATTTGCAGTAGTTCGTATTGTATTCTGCACTTGTCGCATACGAGCCATAAACTCTGTGATCCGTGCACCAATACGCGCTGAAAAGTTCCCGTTCATCTACCTCACCCTTTCTTATTAAAGTTCTCAGCCCATCGCTTCATCGCTTCTTGTGCCTTGGTATGTCGAGTAGTATCAATCTTCTTCGACTCTTTCCACGCATTATCACCATCAATAATTCGCTTGCGAGCACTTCTGGCGTCAAACAAGTCCTTCTCTATGTTCAACTTTTTCTTATTAGCAGCGATACGATGAAAGACTGCCATACGCGCCATGTTTTCTAAGTCGTCAACATCTTGGAGAAGGGCACCTTTTTTAAATGCTTTGTACTCATTAGGCGTCCAAGACATAATGAGATCTACATCGTAAATCTTCATGTGTTGTGCAACGTCTGTAAGTACTTCCAGCCATTCTAGTCCGTCGACTCGGTTGTTTCGCCCAATAGTTCCGCCTTGGCGTCCATAAGCATTTGAATGCTCTTCTCGTTCTCGGCTTTTTCCTCGTCTGTCTTGCCCATCGTTTTGAATAGCTCTAAGTTCTTCCAAAACACCTTGGCATCTCTTTTGAAAAAACCCGAAGAATCAATTTCACAAAACGCCTCTTTGAACAGTTCTTCTGTACCTTCATCTTCATCAATTCGTGCTTCTAAACCTTTCTCGATTTCAGCAATTGTTGGGCGTCCTTTAGTCCCCAAGTGAGCTAAACCGCAATCCCAAAAAGCTTTTAATGCGTCTATATCAAATTGTAGTAATCCTGTATAAATAGAACTAAAACCACCCACTTCATTACCATCCTTGTCAGTTTGGTTGTAGTTTTTATCTGCTAAATTTTTAAATGCGAAACCAAATTTCGCGTCGTGTTGTTTACCTGCAATTGTTAATGTAGCCATGTTATATAGCCCTCCTAATGTTTTTAAGTAAAAGAAAAAGCACCCCTGAGAGTGCTTTGATTACGATTCTGTGACTGTTACAGCGACAGTTGCTGTTTTACCACCACTTACCGTTGTAATCGTTATTGTTGCTGAACCTTCTGCCACGCCTGTGATTAATCCAGCGGATGTCACCGTAGCAACAGCCTCGTCACTTGAAACGAATGTAACGTTTTTATTGGCTGCCTCCGCTGGAAGAACAGTCACTGTAAGTTGACGAGTACTGCCTACTACTACAGATGTTGTTTGTGGTGTTACTGATACACTCTCCACTACTACACTTTCCGTTTGATCCTTACCAAATTCGCCCGACTTTTCACCAGGTGTTTCGAAGCCGTACGTTGCAAATTCAATTACCTCTTGCGGAAGTTTAGGCAATTTACCTTGTTGTGATTTACCAATGACTTGTAATGTTGCAGACAACTCCTGGAAGCCATCGCCTGGAGATGACTTCTCCACCGATTCAACTAACGTGTAGGCAAAATTTGCGTCATGCGTATCATCATCATTTACTTTTAAATCAACTTCCCACACTTTTAATTGCTTTTCATTTCGAATGGCATCGAGAATCGCTTTTTGTCCAGGATCATTTTTATCACCATAAGCTGTGATTTCGAATGACTCGCTGGATTGCCCATAAGCTAAAATACGTCCAAATTTAGTTTGCTCATCTACTAATTCACTCTCAAGTGAGTAACTATTTTCAGTAAGATTTCCGATCAAGAAACCATCTGAGCCAAGTGCTGCATCTGCTAATTGTACGAGTAAGACCGTGTCTTTACCGTTTTGCATAAGTGTTTTCCCTCCTAAAATAAAAACAGCCCATTTAGGACTGTCAGATGTTTTGTACTTTATATTGAATTGTTAAAATGCCATGTTTTACACCAGGGCTATTATCGTCAATAACACGAGATTCACGTATTGTGACACTTAATACTCTCGCACCTGGTATTGGATAGTTTCGACCCATAAGAGCCTGTTGACAAGCTGATAACATCTCGTATACTACGCGCTTGCCGCTGTAATCATCGTTATCCTTCCACCAAGTGTGTATCGTAAATGTGATAGTTTCGATATTACTGGTTTTGGTATTAAATGGGCTCGTGTAAGGCTCTGAGATTGTTATATATGGATACGGTGTATTCTCATCGACTGCATCATAAACACCAAGATCATCTTCATCTTTTCGTGTAATGGATGTTAGAGCTTCACTAGCCGTTAACTTTTGAAAAATAGCTTTCTGCAATTCAAAGAAAGGCAAGGCATAGTAATTACTCATAAGCCTAATCGCCTCATTTCTCTTTCGAAGTATTCTCGACCAGCATCTACAGCAGGACCCCAAAACGGTTGAGCTCGCATACCCTCAGTCGTTACATAACGACCTAGTTTTGTGCTGAAATACGTCCATGGTGTTCTGCGGCCATTTCCGTTCTCAGCGTAAATACCTGTGCCGTGCTCCACGTACACTGCATAATGAACCCCAACTGAGACAACCGCATTAAATTTACCTAGCATCTTCATTTCAATAGAGTCTCGCAAACTACCATCATCAGCTGGTGCAAGAGCCTTAGCCTGCGTTTGTATGATTCTTGCTGTCTCGTATATAATGTCTGACACTTTATCGAGTAAACCTTCTTCAAACCTTTGTGCCGCCCTTAATAATCGACGTCCACTAAATGTAATTTTGGCCATTATTCAGTCACCAACTTTAAGGCCACACGCATGATTTCGTGTTGACCACCTTGATCTTCAGGACGGCCAGCGAAAGCATAAATTTCACCCCCATACCGTAATCGCATGCTCGATGTTAAATCGATTCTGTAGGGATAGTACATGTATCTTTGCAATGGATTGCCGAGTTGTTGAGCGTAATATTGCTCTTTGCTCGTTGGCGTATCTACAAAAGTTTCTAAGGTATCAACTAGCGCCCATTCAGTTATAAATCCTCCTGCACCGTCTGATACCTTCTTCTTCTGTACTATTTCAACTTCATGAGGAAATTCATCGTAATGCATGGAATTTCACCTTTTTGTAAGGGCGTAAATATGTCCATATTGCTTTAGGAAACTCGTTATCATAGGAATATGAAACAGTCCCCATTACACGCCCTTTTAGACCTGTTGATTGTGTATTAAACTGAATGGCTTTAGCAATGAACAAACGAACGCCCTGTGGCATTTCTGACGGTTCCCACTTACCATTACAATGGTCTTTCGCTACATCAAATAAAATAGGAGCCATTGCACGATAAAATCCATCATGCTTAGCTCCTGTTACATTATTCATTTGCTTTAACTGATCTATTTCTTCTTGTGTTGGTTCCCACATAAGACCACCTACTTTTCTATTTCATTATCGGATTCAGATTTCTTTGCAGGAGTGCGTTTTGTCTTTGGTGCTTCTACTTCTTCAAACTCTTCTGTACGTAAAAGACGGGCACCGTGTTCATCAGTGACCGCCCATGTGATATCTGTTTTTAAGTTTTTAACTAACACAAATTACCCCTCCTTATTCTGGGCGTTTAGCTGATAATACTGCTAGCGCTTCTGGACGTGTCACTTTGGCACCGTATAGATGTAGACCTTTTACTGCATCCGCAAAACGTTTTTCAGGGCGGTATCCTTCAACCTGTGCTGCTTGTTCAGCATACGTCCAAGCCATATTATGACCAGCGATAACTTTTGAGTTTGCTACAACACCAGAACCTGTGGCTACAGAAGGTGCATTGTTAGATTTCATTAATAAGAAGCCTCCTGCACGACCTACAACGCCATTTAATAAACGCTCATCAGCTGGCAAAGCACCTGAGCCAACAAAACGATCATCTTTTAATAATAAGCCCTCGAACCAAGGGGGCAATACAGCAAAACGACCTTGTGTGGGTACGTTTGATTCATCAAGTTCTGTTGAAAGATCCACTAAATATTCGTAAGCATTTTCCTTTGTCACTTCAATTGGTGCCGCATCTGTACCGATAGTGTTTGTAGCATGTACATAATGTGAGGCAATAAATTGATCAGCAACATTCGATAGTGCATAAGCAGCCTCAGCCATTGCAGCATCCATCAACTTTGGGTTTTGTTGAATTTTATCAAGATCATCAATTTGGAAATTGAAGAATTTTGATTCTGTAATTTGTAGTGAACGTGTGTGATCTGTTAACTCTTCTGGATCACCCATATTAGAGTTTTTTGTATAGTCACCAATTGTTACAGCCCCGATACCATTGATTTTCACAGTATCCCCATAAGCCTTGATTTCGCCTTCGTAATCACGATTGATTACACCTGTTTGTCCAAACACTAAAGATTTTTGTAAGTTGTGTAATAGTCGAGCTGACCAGATTGTTGGAATAAAGTTTGTAATTGCCATATTGTAATTTCCTCCTTACCGATAATCGGTTATAGTAATTTGTTTTTAACGATTTCATCCCAGTTGGCATTGATTTCATCATGTGTCATTTTCAGTACTGCCTCTTTCGTCAATGCAGTGGTTTGACCAGGTTTTTGTGGTGGTGGTGTCCCACCATCTTTGAAACGTTTGTCTACCTCTGCTTGTACAGCAGCATTAAACTCAGCTTCAAGGATTCCTAAGTTTGCTGTAGTCCTTTCTGCATCATCACCAACAAAAAACTCTACTAATTTACTCGGTAGGCTATTTTCAGTTGCAGTAGACAACGCTTGATTTACTAACTTTTCTCGTGCAGCTTCTTTTTGAGACTGCTCAAATTGTGCTTTTAAGTCGCGTAACTGTTTTGCTTCCTCCGATTCGGGTGGATAACGCTTGGAAATCTCATCTTCTAATTTCTTTGGAAGAGTTTTAGTTTCATACGTTTTAATCGCATCAGTTACTCGAGTATCAGCAAATGATTGAAGCCATTTCTTCCCCTCACCATTGTCGTTTAGAAATGATTGAACCGATTCAAGTGTCAACATAGCCCCTTGACCGTTTCCTTCATCTCCTAGTGGTGGATTATCCTCTGGGGGAGTTCCTTCTCCACCGTCTGCAAGCATCTGAATATCTAAAGGTAAAAACGTTTTAAGATTGAATGGATTATATTTCATGTTTTCCTCCTTGCCCAATTTAGTTATTCCTGTGAATCCCTAAACTGTTCGAAAGTGTATTTGTTCTCGTTCTTTATAGCGTCTGCGAGAAAAAAGACAAAATAAAAAGCCACCTATTCAGTGACTAAGATTGTTATATATTATTTATTGTTTTGCTAGGCTGGATTGTTTCACGCTAATTTAGCACGCTATATACTGCTGCTTTTAGGCTAAAAGAGATATAGATTATTCTGAGCAATTTCTATATTTCTCTTAACATCTGCATCCTGTAGTTACCGAAATTTAATAAAAAAAGAGTAGCACCTTGCTACTCCCATGAACTTTCTTTATTTTTTCAGCTTGCGATATCTGTAAAATAAACCTGCAATATACAATATAGTCAAAGTAATTGGAAGTCCTATTTTTATAGTTAAATCATCAACACAATACCAAACAACAACATACAAAACTAATAATGCTAATAAACCCGTCCATAATGAACGAATAAATTTTCCTTTGCCATCTAAATTCCAATAAAAAAACCTCATAGTTACACTCCTTTGTTTTGGGTATAGAAATATTTCCCATATAAAATTTGACAATTATGCAATACAATTGTACATTATTGGTAATACAAAGAAAAGGTGGTAGAAAAATGTCAAAAAAACTCACACTAATTTTATGCTTTATGTTATTATTCTCAATAATTTCCTCAAGTGGTTTAGGTATAGCAAATGCAAATGCTATCGAAACTACTAATCTAAATTCTAACGAAATTTATGATATCGAATATTTAGAAAACACTGACGTATACCAAAAAATTAAAATCACAAATAAAGAAACAGGTGAAATCGAATTTCTAGAAGCTGATCTTACTAATAAAGAATACCGCGCAATTTACAATGATAAGCAAACAAAACAACAAACAGAAGTTTTAATAACAAGAGAAGAAGATTCAATTGTAGTTGAAAATCTAACGACTAACGAAAAAAAGACTGAAAAAATCTTTAACTTATCAAATGAAAACCCTGTTACTTATGCACTTCCTGGGGGCAATGGTGAATATCAACTTCAACAAACGTTTACAGGAAGTAAATCATTAGTTGACAATGGAACTGCTACTTTTTCTGTAGTCGCTGGATTAGTAGTTTCTGTTTATGGAGGTCCTATAGCTGGTGTTGTTACAACAATTGTATCTTTTCTTCTGGGAGCAGGTGCTACAAGTTTCTACTATATCCATGAGTTATACTACTTTAGAGGCGCTCCTGCTAAGAATGCATCATTTGTAAGATACTATGAAAAGTCTAACTTTACAGGATATATTGATGCTGTATACCATAATTTTAATTGGTAAAAATTATTAATTTTTTTAAAAAGAGGCCATCTTCTGAAGGTTCTCTTTTTTTACTGGATTCTTGGTTAGATGTCATTTTAGATTTAGAGTTGTTATTTTTATCCAATATAACATTTATTAAACTTCTAATACAATTGAATAATTGATAAGTAATATTATAACATTTTGAAACCGAATAAAAAAACCTAACCAAAAAAAGATATGTGTTACACCCGTCTGCTATGTTTTTTTCTCCAATAATCGTAGCTTATGAATGGTACTGTAACACTTGGCGGCTTAACCTCTTTGTGAGCTTTGTTAAAAGCTTGCCTGTAAGTCAAACTTAAGTCTTCCATGTAAGTTTCAATACGTGTAGCCAATTTCTTTTGGTATGTGTCGTCCATATAATCTTTGCCTCGTCTATATTCAGGTAACTTACCATTCACCATGTAAATCGTATGACAGCGACATTGAATATCCATCGATGCAACACCCCAAAGCCTTGGAGCCTTAGATTTCCACTTACCGTAATGATAATTGCCATCTGTATCAGCTTTCTGCCCATCAAGCTTTCTATGAGACTTGCGAACCCTAGTATCAAGTGATGACATCCACACTTTAGTGAGCCTCGCTGTTTTACTCGCCTGTTCTTCAATGGCTAGATCTACTTGTGATCTAACTCGACCACCCTCAGTACGAGCAACCAGGACAGCTTTCTTCCTCGTCCATCCCATAGCTTGTTCAATCCTAGTAACCATATCAGTGTAGCTTTCACCAGCTTGTAGGCTTTGTGCTATCTCGATATTCAAACGCCTGATAATGTCATTTCTGTGAGCCTCAAAGACTTTAGGTAACGTCAAAAATTCAACAGGATTAGTTAACGCTGCTTGAATCACCTCAGCAGATGGTATTTTAAAGCCCATTTCCTCACCTGTAGACTGCTGTAAGAGATAAGCCATTAATAAGTATCTCTCGATGTAAATACGTTCCTGTGAAGCTTGTATAAGTTTAATTATCTCTTTGTAATCAGTATTTAGCTGTTGAGCTATCAACTTCATCTCTTGATTAAAGCGATTGTACTTGTTTACGTCAGTCCATGTAGCTTCGCCGTTTCTGCCAAACTTCCGATGCATCTCCAACATTTGCGCGAGAATAGACATTAGACGACGTGCAAATACAACCTCAATGTCTCTCTCTGCTTTGACTTCCAAATCATCTAAGATTCGATTGATTTCCTGTTGATTCATGAGTCATCATCCTTTGAATCATCTTCATCCAATGGCTCTAACTCCTGTCCATACACTCTAGCATCCTTCTGCATTTCTTCAAGTTCATACTCCACATCATCAACAACAGACAACTTAGAAAGGCGAGTACGCTCTGATACTAATCCTTTTAACGCTTGTGAAGCTTGAGCCTCGGACAGCAAATCGATAGGAATGTTACGTTTGTACTCATACCAAACTTTCAAGTAATCGTCCTTTGAGCAAATACCTTTCTTGGCCCATGCACTACATAGCACTTTAAATTGATATCGAAGAGCCGTAGTGAACTTTCGTTCCATCGTTTTGCATTTGTTTTCTAGTGCCATAAGCTTATACTTCATCGCCACTCCACTTGCATTACCTGAAAATGATTCATCACTGAAGTTCACACTCTTGGCTAATCGCATGATATTCTCTTCAAGACGATTCAAATGGTTTTCGATCATTTGATCATTGACGTCTTTGGTTAGATACTTAATGTCATCATTTTCACCCATCAACTCAAAGATGCCAGTTCGAGCAACCTTCTTCGCATCTTCGTCATCCATCCCCATGCCTTTAAGTACTAGGTAAGCCAATCGGAACTGTTCAATTTCATTTGATGCATCAGATAGCGTTCGGTCATAAGCATCGATGAGGTTATATACCTTGTCTGCATCACCCTGTAGTTCCTCGTTATTGGGAACTCCGAATAAAGGGCAATAGTCGAATAAGTGCTTCCTTTCATCTTTCAAAACAAAAGGTGAATCAGCATCAGCTCGAGTATAGAGTCTTTCAGTAGTAGCATCGTAAAATACTAGCTGCTCAATCTCTACTTTTTCTCCATTAGCATCGAGTTCAGCACTTTTGAAATAACGTAAGGCGTATTTCGGTTCACTGACATCTGCTGTTTCTGATAGAATAATGGTTTCCCAAGGATCAATGACTGTTGCTCTTTCATTCCCGTCTGTGTCGATGTAAAGTAGTCTTGCTGAATAACCGCAAATAGCTGTTTTCTTGCCTGACTCACTATCAAGATCATCAACAGAATTACGTAAATTAAAAAGCTCAATCGCCTCGGATAATTTATCATGGCCTTGAGCTTGTTTGTCTACTACATATGAAATTGGATTACCGAACATGTAACCAACCTTTGTATCTACTATTTCAGCATCTAGAGGGTTATTAAGTGTATTGTTCACCTTATCGTCAACACGTACAACATTGTCATTACCTTGAGCATAATCAGTTGGTTTACGAGTTAATATCGGTACTGCTGATAGTTCTGCTTTATAACGATTATAGTTGAGTAGTCGTTTGTTTCTTTCAGCCTTTGTCTCATCTACTAGCTTATTAAGTAATAAAGGTGTAACACCTTTTGCATCGATATAAGCAATGTATTCGTTCACTGTACCACCCCCTTATTTTGAATTGACCCCTTTCACGCTGGCAACATCGTAATCATCCAGCCCATACCACATTGCAGAAAATGTGTGTGGATCAATATTAAATTCATCTTCATAGATTTCATCTGTTCTAGGATCTTTTTTGAAAGTAAGTTCCTTCAACTCTCTAATTGTATTTACACAAGCATCTGAACAAATGATTCGCTTGAAACGCTTCATCTTCTTTGTATTCTCAATACGTGTTAGCTTCTTACAAGCAAACATACGAAAGCCACGCTGCTTGTAGTAAGCAATTGTTTTTGGCTCGGCATTATCAGCTTTAATAATGGATTTCTTGAGCCCTTCTTCCTCAAGTTCATCGGCAGTTTTATCATCAGTCATACCTCGTTTGTAATACTCCCTATAGATGTATAACCACTTCTTCTCGTGGTCTACAACCATACGTAAAAGAGCATTGTAGGAATCGACAAAACCAAAGTCCATGCCGTTCTTTCGAATTGGTTTTCTAATCGCGGCTATCTCAGCCATTACCTCGTCATGAGGCTTTGTCTCAAACTGCGGCAGAACTAATACCCCATTGACTCCGAAACGCCCTTTACGAGCAATTCTGTATAAATCAGGATCATATAGGGCCATTTCATCAAGCTGCTCAATATAGCTTGGTGGCAAAAACAAATTATCATCTGCTGTTGAGTGATGATAATATGTGTTATTCACTATGATGGTCCTTAGCTTGTATAGTTCCTCATCATCTAAGACAAAGTAGTCTTCCAACTCGTTCTTAAAGAAATGCTTATACACCCAATTACCTTTTGATACCGGATTGGTCGAGAGAATAATAAACAGGTCCAGTGTTGGATGTCTTAAGCGCCCTAGTAACTCTTTAAAACCTGCATACTTAATCTCACTACATTCCTCCAACCAAATGAGAGAAATATTGTTGATGGATTTTAACTTTTCAGGCTTATCCATGCCTCGAAAAATTATCTTTGAACCGTTGGGGAATTTTACAGTCATTGGTGAAGAGCTCGTCTTAACCTTGCCTGATAACCATAAGTCTTCAATGATCTCTGTAAACAAAGAAAACGTACTATCCCTGTGCGTATCGTAAACTTCACGAACTACAAGAGCTGTACGTTTTTCTTCTAACAACTTTAATAGTATTTTAAGTGCCACATGATATGATTTCGAAGAACCATAACCTCCGACAAGTAATTGAGTTTTACAACTCCAATCGAAAAGGTAGTCGTCAAAACGAGGATTAATTTCTTTCTCCATTAGCCCTCACCCTTTCGTTTGATGACGATCTCGATAGGTCCGTCAACTTTTTCATCAAGCTTTTCGATTTCAGCCTTAGTCTTATCAATGTTCAACTGCATTTGCTCGAGTTTAAGCCTGCGTTCATCATCCTCTGTTGTAAGGTCCATAAACTGTTTAACCAAGTTTCGATGTTCAGCGAATGCCCTCGTTTGTGCCTTTATATAAGATTCATAGCGTTCATGAGCATATATGACTTTAAATGTTTCGCCACTACCACCTTCACCAGATGAATAACCACTTGTTTCTTTCAAATGGTCAAATGAATCTTCAACCCACATAATCTTCTGTGCACGAATGATAGCTGAAAAGCTTAATTCGATTTGTAGCCATAGTTGGTCAACAACATCGAAGTCCTGCAAAGCCTCCATGATTTCAACTTGTTCATCGAATAAGAACTTACTTCGCAAGCCATGAATCATTGCAGCTCTGTTCCGTTTGGTGAACTGATTCTGTGGATTTGGGTTACCACTCCTCTTCTTCACTCGCCCATCCTTCTTAGGTGGTTCATCCTGTAGGATTTCATCGGTATGAGGTTCGGTTGCAACCTTACTAGAAATAGTTGCAACCTTCTTAGTTTTGGTTGCATCCTTTTCAGTTGCATCCCTAGACCATTTCTCACGACTCTTTCGACTCTTTAATGTACCAAGCTTTATGTCATGCTTTTCAGCTAGATCAGCGAGTGTAACCTTTGTGATTTCCCACTCCTGTTTAATTTCATCCCAATTAGCCATATCTCATAAACACCACCTCCGATATACGAAAAAAAGACGCCCTTGGACGTCTACAAGCTATTTATTTACCACTTCATTAATTGACCAATTACCTTCTTCGTAAGAAGTTATAATTCTCTCAATGAAATCTTTATCTACTTCTTCAATTGTTTGTGCTTCTAAATAAACTATACAGTACCCACCTTCATAGTTGAATACTACCTCATCAACATGTGGGATACCTCCGATAATAAAACTACTATCTTCCCAACCATCACCAACACGTGGAATACATGCTAATTCGGATGATTTATGATTTATAATTTTTCTCTACTAGTAAATATTTTTCTGCCCACTCTATTGATCTCATAAAGTAACATCTATATCCATTAATACACCTCCTACCCAATCATACCCTAGCAGAAGAAATATATATAATAGCTTTTTGCTCTAAAAATCAGTTAAACACTAGAATGCTTATACAATTCGGTTAAATTCATTTAGGAGTATTTCTATTTTCTTAAGTTCATCTATACTGTATTTCTTTTCACTATTTGTCAAAAAATCAACTATATTTGTGCTTAAGTCGCTGCTCTCTGTACAGATTAAAGTAGCAAATTTATCTTTATCACTTGAAATCAAGCTATAATTTTTTACAAAATTTTTATCGTCAGGCGGATAAGCAAAATAAACTAATGAACCAACTCCTTTACTTATATTTAATCTTTGAGTTATGTATTCGTTCAATCTAAGAGCTGTTAATCTTACTTGTTTTACAGGATTATCATAAGTTGTTATTTTAAACTCTCGAATATTATCATCATTCTTTTTAGAAGGCTCTATAATAATTGTTTCCTCTTTATCTTCTGCATTTTCAGGAAACATATTATTTACTATTATTGGCATTCCACCATCATTCTTCTTTGAAATTCCATGTAGAATTTTTCCTTTCCAAAACTTTGTTTCTATAATTAAAATCCCACTCTGTGACAGTATTAGATGATCTATTTGTCTTGTTTTTATTTCATTTTTATCCGTATAAGGTATGAAGATATTACCCATTATTATCATATCTTCTTGTGGGATAGACTGATTTTTAATCAGATTCCTTTTTATATCTACTAACTTTTTATGAGTGATAACTTCCCCTCTATTACGTGAATATTTTTCTAAACTTTTTATGTATTTTTCTAGTTTACTTATTTTCTCTTCTGTGTCTTCTTTCTCCTTTTTAATTTTTTGGAAATCTTTATTATATTGTTGTGCTACTACATTTTTAATTTTTTCCACTTTTTCTTTATACTGTTCATGTATTCCCTTTGACTCCATTTGCAATTGTCTATTGTATTTCTCAGCAGATTCGACAAGTGTTGCTGTTATCTCCTTATTACTTAAACTAATTTGCTCCTCACATTTTTTAATAGTGCTCTCATTTTTTTTAATAGCACTCTTATATTTGATATAGAAAGTTATACCGATAAAAGATAATAATGTTATCACCCCAGATAGAATATAGGTTAAAGGTAATCCCATCTAACTCACTCCTTTTTAGGACATTTTACCATAAAAAAAATAGATAAAATACCCTCTAAATAAGTGAAAATATACATTTTTATAAGTCGTCAGAACCTTAATTAGGATTATTAATTCAGTTAGTCAATAAAATAATGATGTTATTTTATAACTATTAAGTATCATTCTAATCTATATTTTTTCCCAATGGCATCACCCCATTATGCTAGTTGCTTATATTATTCCTCTTTCATGTCCATTTGAATTAAATGTTTGCATTTAGGACAATGGCATGATAATTTGTAAGTTTTCTTTTTCGGATTATATTCCTCTGTGAATGTTTTTACTATACCAGGAATTGATAGCACAATAGCTACGATAGAAATCCAAGTTATAGAATCAAAATTACCATTTATACTTCTATATATAATAGTGAATATCGTGAAAAACATAAAGAGTAACAAAAACAGTCCAAAAGCAACTAAAAAAATTCTATTATTAATCTTTTTTACTTTTTCCAACACACATATCTCCCCCATAAATTAGGATACGTATTTACAAGGAAAAAGTTTCAAAATAAAAGCCACATCTAGTTAGATGTGACCTTTAATTATTTCATTTTCTTTTTAGTGTCTACAGTACTTGTGGATAAATTCATTATCACCCGTAGGCTGAATATAAATCCTAAAGTAATATGGACCAATAAATAGGACCATAGTATAATCCCTATGCCAATGACGTATTTATTAGGCATTGGACCGGTTACCGCGATAGCTATATTTATAATCAGGAAATATAAACAATATAAAATTTGATTCCTTAGTTCAGTATATAAATAATCGTGTAAACCCGAAAAGTGAGTTTTCAATCTTTCCATAACGGGGCTAGATTTTAAAGTGATGAGTAAAGTTAAAAATACACCATCAACTGTTAAAATACCAACTGCAAATGTGATAATACTTCCAGTATTTTCACGTATGTTAGACATAAAACCAAGATAGTATAAGGAGATAGGTAAAATAGATATTATGGCATTCATTAAAAAAGTTTTATTTTCCCAATAAGCCCAAAATGTTTTACCTATTTTTTTTTTCAAATTGCCCACCTCCTTTTTCGTAATTCAGTTTATGCTTCTAAAGGTACATTTATTTGCGCTATTCTACCTCTTTGACGTGGATAACTTTCCTTAAACATCTGATGAATATATTCATGCCCAATTCCTCTTCTTTCAAGCACATCTAAAGTAATAATATTGGACAGAGTAGGAGCCGCTAAATTTATCACTTCTAAAGCAGCAGCTTCTTCTTCGCGGGCTACAATTTCAATTTTAGGTCTATCTTGTTCATTCATTTGATGGAATCCTTGAATAACTTCTTGAACAATTCCATTATCTAAACTTTCACCTTTAGGTGCCTGTCCTAATGAAATAGAAAGTTCAAATTTAATACCTCTTGCTCGTCCAATAACCTCTGAAATCTCTCCCAAAACACCTTGTCTGGCAAGTGCATCAGCCATAGCATCAGTACCTTTTACCGTTAATTTTCTAAAAATATCAGCGCTCCCAATGTTTTGTGCCCTAGCTATATCTAAAATTGGATGTAATTCTATTTTCAACGGAGTTCCATCTACTCGTCCTACTAGGTTATTGTATCGACATCTTAATTCTGTAAGGTATAATTCTACCTGCTTGACATTTAAACTATATCTATTTGATTGAACTGCAACAGTACAGAACGTAGGATCAAAGATTATAGTTACAAACTCCCCTATAAACTCATCATCTTTTAATCGTATATCTTCTTTAGGTTGCCCTATTTTTTTTAATGAAGGTATACCTGTTGCACGCATTTTTCCTAGTTGGAAAGAATAAATGTCACTTGAGTCATAGATCAACGTGTCCCTTTCAAATTCCGCTACATATTCGCCCACATCTATCACGCTGTTTAATTGATTTCCTTTAACAGACAAATAATCTAATAACTCTTTCATATCCCAAACTGAACCTATATTCCTATTCGCCATACCTGTTGGAACACTTTCTGGTACCAGATTAATTGAAAAATAATTAAATCTTACATATTTTTTTACCATGTTTAAAATCCCCCTAGCAACCTTCGACAATTTTACACAAATTGTACCATATAAGTAAAAGGAATCAAACAAATAGACACAGGAACATTTGTTCTCATTTTAACATAATCGGATTTTGATGTAAATAAAAAAACACCGACCTAGGGGAGCCGGTGTTTTCATAAATTGTCGATACTATCATACTATCACGTTAATAATGCCCCTGTGTTGCCCTATTTTTGCCTTGCTTGTCAACCCCATAAATACCGAACAGCAAGATAGATAATCTCTCTGTTACACTATCAAGCACCTTATACACGCTACGCTCATTCATGTGATAAAACTCAGCCAGTTGTGAGATCGTCTGTCCTTCAATATATCTCTTTTTCAACATGTTAAAATTTCGCTCATTCTTTTCTTGTTTATACATAAACTCTAAAGTTTCAAGTGCCTTATCAACATACTGAATCATAGCAACTGTACGTTTAGTCGTCTCTTTGATAGAGTTAATAATTCCTTCCCCCTCTCCAAAAGTGATTGTAGATAATATATTTTTCTCTTCAGCTGTTAAACGAGATGAAGTTGTACCCCTATTTTTATCAGTGTATAGCTTAAATTCCTGATAATGTTTCAATAGAAATTCCGTATTGTGAAGTCGTTCATCTCTTTCCTTCTCTTTTTCCTTTTTAAGCTCATTCTCTTTCTGAGCATTAAACACTTCGATAGCTTTCAATGTTGCAATTTGTGTTACCTCTTCAACTAATTTTGATTGCACCATTTTCATCACATCACTTTCTTTTCGTTTCTGTATACACATCTTCTAGCCATGAAAAGAGCATAACCATTTGTTTTTGCACTAATTTGTTGTTTTCGTACTTGTTTGCTATATTCCCCATGGAACTAGAAACCCAATTCCAAAATTCATTACTATCCATGCCGTGTTGCACAGCTGCCTGATTTACTTGCATGATCCAATCTGCAATTTCTGCATAGAAAGATTTATAGTCCATCAAATCTCCTCGATTCGAATGTAAATGCCAGGGATCTTCGCCCAGAACTTTTCAACAATCTCTGAAACTACTAAAGCATCGTCTTTCCAGTAGCCACATGTCGTCATACAGTCCTTTAATAGCTTCTGTAAGTTATCCGTATCAGGTTTCGTATATTTGTATTCACCGTCCTGGTGTTTGCCTGTTATCGGGAAACACCATTTGACCATTAAGCGAATAGAACTGCCATATTTGCTTTTTGGTACGTTCTGCCCTAGATAAGCCATTAATTTAGCACGAGCTGCTTTTAATTCTGCTGGCTCATAGAATACGGGTTTACCGTCACGAACCATTACTTGCTTTTGCTGATGCGTTGTCGTCGGGGGCTGCATTGGCATAAAAAATTCAGTCACCATCGTAGTCAACTCCTGTCCAAATTCCTGTTTCACGATCGTATTCAACGTCTCCTGATTGTTTAATTTGGTCCCACACGAACTCTTGAATAGCTGGTTGTTGAATTAACCACTGCAAAGCTTCACTTTTTTTAGCGTCGTAATTTTCACCTAGTAGCTTGTGATAACTTGGAGGTAATTTTTTAGCGACGTCTAGTTTTTTACTACGCTTACCATAAATATTAACCATCTGTTTACTTCCCCTTCTCTTTTCTTTTTTTAAAATTTTGCCTTTGTCGTAGGAAGAGTAAAATGGTGTGGCGTGCTGTGCTTAAGCCCACCACTTTTTTTCTCTACGACCTACGGGAGGGAAACGGAAATTTAATTATTTATAATAATAGGTTTTCCCTTCCCTCGGAAATTCTCGAAAAAATATCGAGTTTTTCCCTTGTAAAGAAAATAGGGAAACTATCGATAAATTCCCTTTCAGAGAAAGCTTTTCTTTCGAGTTTTCCCTTCATGAAGAAAACTGTTTCCCTCCGAGAATTTCCCTCGTTATTTTCTGCCAACATCTCCGTCAGCTACCCAAAAACCGCCATGTTCTTTTATTCTGTTTCTTACTGTTTTTTCTGATATCCCCATAAATTCAGCTAGTGCACTCACTGTAATTTTCTCATCTATTCCACATGCCTCATACGCTGTTTCTAGTGCTGTAATCCGTTCTTTTTTTGCATCAGCTGGGGTTTTTTTCTTATCAAAATTCTTTTTCCAAGGTGGCGTGTTCCCTTCATCAAGCTTAATATCCTTAAGTATTCCTGTTTCATCGACTCGGTGTACTGGATACTGGAACCACATATTAACGGCTTCAAACTTTGGATACTCACGTAGAGTTCCTTCTACACGCCACGCTGAACGCATGGAGATGATATCCACGGCTTTTGCTATTTCTACCTCAGCTTGTGCAGCAACTTCAGAAGATAATGCACGTTTGGCATGATTGTACATTTGCGTTAAGCTTTGTTCATCATCTGGCCCTACATGCTCATCATAATAATTAAAATTAGTTTGCTTAATTGCATTGGCATAAATTTCAGCAGTTACTTTTTCCTTTTGTTGCTTGATTAGATCTTCGTTTAAATCTAATTCCACTAAGTCAATTAACGCATCTGGATCTCGAGCAAATACACCGGATCCTGAAGCTCGGTCCATGGACTTCTTATTCCCTTGGCCACCCTTAGAATGATGGTGACAGTAGATAACGCTGCTACCTAAATCGGTAGCGATCTTATCAAATTGATTAGTGAAATGGGCCATTTGATCCGCACTATTTTCATCCCCAGTTAACACCTTGTAAATCGGGTCAATGATAACAGCGATATAACCCTTTTTCTGAGCTCTACGAATCAACTTCGGAGCAAGCTTGTCCATAGGTACTGTCTTACCACGTAGATTCCAAATATCGATATTATTAAAGTTTTTAGCAGGTAATTTTAATGCTTGATATACGTCTTTAAATCGGTGTAACGCACTGGCTCTATCTAATTCTAAATTGACGTATAATACTTTCCCTTGAGTACACGGCCACCCTAACCATTGTGACCCTTCTGCAATTGCTATTGATAAACCGATTAACGCAAATGATTTACCAGCTTTCGATGGTCCAGCAATCAGCATCTTATGCCCTTGTCTAAGGACACCATCTATTAATGGAGGTGCTAAATCTGGAAGGTTATCAAAAACGTCTTCTAAACTTTCGATTTCAGGAAGATCATCGTTTAAATCTTCAATCCATTCATGCCATTCGTCCCAATCGGCCTTACCAATATTGGTATCGATGATAAATTGCTTTTTACCGTTGCGGACAATCCCTGGCAGTCTACTTAACCGTGATGGATTTCGATTCTGATTATCGATGTTTAATCCGTTTTTCTTGCAGACATTGTATAGATAATCAACACGTTTGCGATATTCTTCATAGTTAGGTGCATCGACACGAACAATTGCGTGAATACTTCTTTTCCCACTGTGTACCATAATCGCAATTGGCAACTCTAATTCACGCATAATAGCATTCTGCTTTTCAATCTCCATGTTGTCAGATTCCACTAGCGCATATCGGTATTCCGAAACATTATCATTTTTTACGCCTTTTCCGTCTAAGGGGTTGAAACGGATCCATGCACCAGCCTCTTCTTTGTAATCACCTAAAACAGAACCAATATCTCCATCACATTTATTTAATGCCTCAATTAATTGGCCAGCTGTCCGATCATACGCACCTGATGTAGGCTTATAAATCTTGTCTCCTGTTTTTTCATCCATTAATTGATAGGTTTCAGTAACGTAGCCAACATTTTCAGTAGATTGAAAGAGTGTTTCTAAGTACCTAGTAATTTCACGGACTGGATTCCAAACAACAGGCTCATGGATTTCTTTGCCCTCAATCCAGTTTTTATCGATAATTTTATAATCGTCTACGCTAATTTCGTCATTCCAATCAAGCTCATGAGCTTCTTCATCATAAGACGATTTAGGCAGCCAACCATTATCCTTGGCCATCTGAGTGATAGTTGCCCCTGTTATCCCACTACCTTCAAACGTGGTCCATTTTTTGAAGCATTCTCCTGGTCGATAACGTGCACCATCTCGTGTACTCCAAGTATCCCAATCACTCGCGGTATAGCCCTCATGTTTTAGAGCCATACCGATATTTAGCCATTCCTGATAGTCTAGACTGGATGGATCAATGTATTTTAGTAATGGGATTAAATCCATTTTATTTTCCAAGGGTATCACCTACTTTCTAAATTGAGTTTATCGTTGCTTTTTATTTAATATTATGTGATATTATTAAATAAAACTTATATGGAGGTTGTATAATATGAAAACTAGATTAACAAAGAAACATAAATTAATGGCATATGTGCTAAATCAAGAATTCGGGTATACTCAAAGCGAGATTGGAAATCTAATGAAAGTTAATCAATCAACCATAAGTAACGCTGTTAAAGAAATCGGTTACCAGAAAGAGATTCATGATTTAAAGATGGAACTTGAAGAAGCTCGTAACGAACTCCAAAAAACATTACCCTCTCCAAATCCTCTTATTATAGAAGTTGATTAAGTTTTAAAGAAGGTTAGCAACCTCTGACCTTCTTTTTGCTTTTTTTGTGATTCTGTTAATTCTCATTTTCACCCTACTCATCTCGATACTCGCTTGGTACAACACCTTCAGGAATTCTCCATCCATTAGCAGCAATACGGTCAATTAGCTTTTTAGCATTTTCAAATGGCCATGTACCAACATGTTCGAAGCCTCTTCCTTCTAAGAAACGAATCTGTTTAGGAGTTGTTAATCCTTCTTCTTTACGCTTGTCCAATCGTTCTAGTAGTTTACTAGCTTTGCCTGCATTGTCAATTTGGTCAGGAAAGATGCCAAGCTTTTCGAGCTTTCTGATTTGTCGTTCACTAGCTGGGCCAGACTCCCAGCCAAAGGCTGGAACATAGTTTGCTAAGTCCTCAGCTTGGATACTCATTTCAAATTGCAATGGATCCACAAGTGAACGTTTACGTATCTTCATTTCAGCAAGTTGTTTCGCCAACGCCTCTTCTCGCTGTGCAATAACATCTTCTGCAGCTTGCTTTTCAACTACTTCTAAATCTAAAGGGATGCCAGCCTCTTCAATTTGCTTTGTCATTAATTTAGCGACTTCATCATTAGATGCTATTAGATGAGCTGGGTGACACAGTTCATGTCGTTCCGTATGCCACAAAAAGTCAAGTAACAATAATTCACTTTTACTTGGATGGAGTCGGGTACCACGCCCAACCATCTGACTATATAAACTACGTACTTTTGTTGGTCTAAGCACTACTACACAGTCCACTGATGGACAATCCCATCCTTCGGTCAGTAACATAGAATTACAAAGCACATTGTATTTATCATTATCGAAATCTTCCAAAATCTTTGCTCGGTCCTTTGATTCTCCATTAACCTCTGCGGCTCTGAATCCTTTTTGATTCAAAATTTCTGTAAACTTCTGACTGGTAGCAACAAGTGGAAGAAAAACTACTATCTTTCTATCCTTTGCTACTTTACACATCTCATCAGCAATCGATTCAAGATATGGATCTAAAGCACTTCCTAAATCACTTGATTTAAAATCTCCTGCCTGTTGGCCTACAGAAGATAGGTCTAATTTCAAAGGAATTGTTAAAGCTTTGATTGGGCTAAGGTAGCCACTTTTTATAGCTGTCGGCAATGTATATTCATAAGCTAGACTTTCAAAATATGAACCTAAGTTTTTCATATCTCCACGATCAGGAGTGGCCGTAACACCTAATACAAAAGCCTGTTCAAAATACTGCAGCACACGTTGGTAACTATCAGAAATACAATGGTGTGCTTCATCTATAATGATTGTGTTGAAAAAGTCTATTGGAAAGCGCTCTAATCGGCTTTGTCGCATCATAGTTTGAACACTTCCAACAACTACTCTAAACCAACTTCCTATTGAAGTTTGCTCAGCTTTTTCAGTAGCCGTTTTTAATCCTGTTGATTTTTCTAACTTATCTGCAGCTTGTTCAAGTAATTCACCCCTATGGGCAAGGACGAGAACACGCTCGCCCTTTTTAACTCGATCTTCAATAACTTTTGAAAATACAATTGTCTTACCGCACCCTGTAGGTAACACTAATAACGTTTTTTTAACACCGTTTTGCCATTCATTTTGAATAGATTCACGGGCTTCTTGTTGGTAGTCTCTTAATTCCATAATTACCTCCTAAAATTGCCCTGGTGTGAATCCGCCTCCGCCTTGTGGTGGATTCCCTGTTGGAAATGGTGGCTGATGTTGTGGCTGTGTTGGCTGCTGATATGTCGGTTGTTGATATTGCGGTTGTTGCACAGGCTGTTGGGAATTTGGCTGTGACGGTTGTTGTCCCTGAATTTCTTCATAAGAGTAGAATTTTTTCACCTGATTATTTGTTCCTTCTGATCCGTCATTCTTTGTAAATTTATTAATTTCCAACTTTAATCGTCCTCGAGCACCAATTACCGCATTCCAATTCATACGTAATTTTTCGCCTTTTTTCTTTTGGCCAATCCCTGCAAAAAAGTTAGATAGTAAGCCTTCTGTTTTGGTATGCAACAATAAGTTATGGAAGATCACTACATTGCCATGTTCTGGTGAATGAATTGTTAACTCTAACTTTGCTTGATTACAAGCTGGCATTTTTGCACTACCTTGGAATCGTCCACGTTCAAATTTTGCTACTGTGAAATCGTAATCTCCTTCAGGTAGTAATATAAAATCACTACCATCCTTTTCAATCTCATCGTCCCAACCTAATTCTCTTTCATGATTCATTTAAAATTCCTCCTGTGTATATTTTTTTAAGCAAATGGCAGACTTTCTCTAAACTCTACAACCATCCCATAAACTTGTTGCCATGCCCCTACTAATACACCCTCAACAAAGCTAGGGTCATAGTTTGCAATAGGTGTATCTTGCGGGTAATAACCTTTTCGGCTCACCACAACCTGTATTTCTATCTCAGTTACGTTATTCTGCAGCATTAAGTCCCTTAATGACTGAGGTATTCCAGGACTTAATGGTAATATTGGTTGATCTGGAACATTTGGTACAGATTGTGATGGTTCTGGTGTTGGCTGAGTTGTCGGCTGTTCAACTGTTACACTTGGTGTAATTGGTGAGTTTGGCTGTGCCTGTTGTACTTGTACCGTTTCATTATGTTCGGGTGGACGTGAGGACCACGTTTCTGTCACTTGAACCGGTTGTTGCGTTGGGCCAAAAATATGAGCAATACTTGCATAATCAAGAGGAAACTCATCTGGTAAACCTTGTCGGTTTTTAGCATCCCAGGCTGGATGATGTGTTGCATAAACAGTCCGAACCCCACCTTGTCCTTTATGCTTTTTGCCCTTGTCATCTGTTGCAACACTGAATGTTTTGTAATTAATGAATAACACCATATCAGCCCACTCTTTAGTCAATGCAGCTGTTTTAGCAGTAGTTTTATTGCCTAGCTTTAGTTCATACCGATCATAAGCACCCATTTCGTCAGGCTGTTCGAATTTAGTGATTTTTGCATGAGCTGTTAGGACAACATTAATCCCTATTTCAACTAAATCTGATAATCTATTTAAAAACTTACCGAATTCCTCTTCGAGTTGAATAAAGCCCTCACCATAACCAAAATTCGTGATACTTTGTTTATTTGATCTACTAGTAACAAAATCAATAGTCAATCTCTCCGCCCAATCAACGGTGTCAATAACAAGAGTTTTGTATTTGCCTGCTTGTCCTTTTACCCAGTCAAGTTGTTGATTTAATTCAGTCCAACTAGATGGCTTTTTTAAACGGTCTACTATTAATTCAGTTGTAGAACCCTCTGTATCTATGAAAATAGGAGAAGGGAATTGTGCTGCTAATGAAGATTTGCCGATACCTTCTGGGCCATACAACACAACCTTTTTGGCCTTTTGAATTTTCCCACTAATCACTTGCATTAAAATTCACCAGCTTTCCAAGTTTTTTGTTGAGATTGCTCTATTGTTGGTGCAGTATCCTGTCCTGCTACATAACCATCTTCAATAATGATGGAACACTCTTCACCTGTGCTTACTCGAGTAGCAATAGCCTGTAAGCCTTCTTGTTCTAGCCATTTGCCAAATTCGTGTAGTGAATCTAAATCCATCTGTTCCAATTTGTCTAGTAGGATAAAGCCGCAATCAGGTTTCAGTTTTCGTACAATTGCTGTAGATACTTTTAATTGATCAGCGCCACTCATGTTATCCCATTTCTGACCGTTATAAATGAGCTCACCATCTTGCACCGATAACCCTTCTAATGGTAAATTAGCGCTTTGCAATAAAGCCGATTTTTGTTTACGAACCTCTTCAATTTTCACCGTTAATTGGTTGTATTGATTGTGATATTCATGAGCATCCGATTCTGCTTTATCTTTATCAAGATTTGCACGTACTTTTCGGTTGATATCCTCAATTTGCTGAATGTTTGTTTCTAGTTCAGCCGTTGATTCATCAAGTAAATCAAGTGCCGATTTTTTAGCTATCTCTAAATCTTGTGATGTTTGCAATAGAGCATTTTCTGCAATGGAAAGTTGCTGTTTTAAGCGTTCTACTTCTTGCTGCTGTTGAATATGTTTTTGTTCAATAAATGCAAGTTGCTCACGCTTGTGTTGATTCTCACCATTGCGTGCTAGTATTGCTTGCTGTTGTTGAATCAAATCAGACATAGAAATAGGCTCTTTAGGTACATCAGGAAAATAAGGCTGCTCTTTTGCATATTTTGTTTTTTGATCAGCAATCTGACCAATCGTCCTGCGTTGGTTATACAACTCGTTTTCTTGCTTTTCCAGTTCGTATAATTGATTGCCTACTCCAATGATTTGTAAAAGGATATTTGCTTTCTCTTTATTAGAAGAGTTCATAAATTTAGGTAGATTAATAGCCAATTCTTCTACAAAACTATCTAAAAGCTGTTGCCCTCCTTTTTGTCCGTTAGGATCGATGATTTTTAAATCAGAATTTTTTCCTTTACGTTCAACAACCAGCCCATTAGAAAGAACAATGTTTAAATGCGGAGGAATAACGGACCCTTCACGTGTAGCTTGTGATGGCCGATATTTATTACCACCTAATCCCCAAGCAATTGCGTCTAATACGCTTGTCTTACCCTGATTATTTTTACCACCTACAATCGTTAAACCATTTGCTGTTGGCTCTATCTTTACTGCCTTAACGCGCTTAACATTTTCTATTTCAAGTTTATTAATTTTGATTGGCATAACTTTTCGTTCCTACCTTTCCTCTTAATGTGATATAATTACTTCGTGGTATAATTACTTGGCTCACTGATTGCCCTCAGTGGGCTTTTTATTTTCAGCGAGCAATTTTCCATCAAACGTCCAATACTGATGTATTTCCTGTCCCTTAGCACCGACTGTTATAGTAAGGACAACTTGTACAACCTCAACCTTATTTGGTGTATTAATCACTACAGGCACCTTCCTTTCGTATCCAGCAAATCTTCTATTATTAAATTGTTCATGTGCATTTTTTGCTTTTACGCTTGTTTTTGTACGATCTGCATAAATTGTTATTGCACCATTTTTACGTAACTGTGTAATCTTCCTTGAAACTGATTGAACTGATTTATTAAGAAAATTTGCCAATTCATCTGTGTTAGCTGTGTACCCATGTTCATCAAATTGAATATTATTTAATAAATAATCTTCTTCTTGTTGCTGCCATAATTCTCTTTTTGGAGATTCAATAACACCTTTTTGTCTCAAATTAAATATAAGATTTTTGATAGCAGACTCCGTTCGATCAAGAGTGTCAGCTATTTCTTTAACAGTGCTATTGCTGTGATACATAAATTTCACTCTTTTTATTTCTTCATCTGAATACGGTCTGTATAAGGAATCTAATGAATTCTCACGATTTATCTGTGGCAATGCTCCTTCTTTTCGCAACTTAGTAATTTGATTATTTACAGCTCCTGTACTTCTTTTAAGGTACTTAGCCATTTGCTTTACATTGACCACTGCATTTGTAGAATCAAGTAATGCCTTATCAGCTATATATTTGATTTCTCTAGGTGTCCAATGCTTGTTCCTCACTTTAGATCACCCCCTCGACATAACGATTGTTCCTCGCTGCCATTCGGCAACAAATTCATGAAACTCCCACCCTTTATTGACCAAATCATGTTTTACAAAGTAATCTCCCAAGACCTCTAAAAGACAATCATTCATTTTTTCCACCTACCGAATTAATTTAATAGCACGATCAATGACATCAATAACATTTGGATTTTTTACACCAGCCGCCATTTTTTCTAAAGATGAAATTACATCCTCTTTTTCAGCATTTGGCAGATATTTTTTTAATATGATTTTGTCACCATCAATGTAGATTTCTACTGGATCCTTTTCCTCGATACCTAAAGTACGTCTTAACTCTTTTGGAATAACCACACGACCTAACTCGTCTACTTTACGAACAATACCTGTTGATTTCATTTGATTTGATTTCCTCCTTTTATTTCCTTTCTGTTAAACTATTGGTAGAAAGGTAGGTGATACATATGATGAGAACTAATAATGATTTCGCTATAAAAACTGCTATCGAATTAGCAAAGACTAATATAGAATCTACTAACGAATGGACTAATCCAGAAGAAGTTAGTCGCTTCATTGAAGAAATTTATTCTTTGTTGACTGGTGAAAAAGAATCAACAGAAGGATAATTTCCAAGTAAAAACTCAGCAATTTTCGGAAGAGCTCCAATCTCTTCTGGAGTTGCTAATTCTTTTTTATTGGCTGTATGAATCACCCATTCGGCTAATGCCTCTAATATTTCCTTTTTCTTATCCACACTACTCACCGCCTTTCAGTGCTTGGTAAACTTTCTTGGCATTAGCGACTTGTTGCCTAATGTACGGATCTATTTCTTTGCCACCACCGGCAAGCCAATCCCCTATTCGCTGTTTCACATCAGATAAAACGTTTAAAGGTAACTCATAGGCGATTTGGTGTAACTCATAAAGTGGACTAACATTGCTAGTTAGTGCTGCAGTAACCAATTCAACTGGTACAAATTTAATGTTCACTGGATTCACCTGCCAGTGCTTGACGTGCTTTTTCACCTTCATCAAATTCAATCGCTGATGGTTCCCAAACTGGCGCTTCATATCCACCGTCTAATGAATATGGTCCTGATGTATTATGTCGTTTCCAGTTTTCTTGTTTAGCGTAAAATTCAAGTACTTGGCGCAACCTCTCAACCTCAGCAACGAGTGCAGGCACATCTTCTCGAGCAAGTGCTATAAATTCAGCAGAGTTGTGTGATAGTGTTACTGTACCTAAATAATTAAAACCACCTTTATTCATACCTCGTTCATCCTCGTCATATTCCCACGGTCCTTACGTAGCCTTCGTCATACGTTCTTTAATGGCGTTCAACTGTTCTGTATTCACCTTAATGACCTCCTTTTCGCTCTCTTATTTAGTGCTGCCTGTTTTTCATCATCCGACATTGCTAGCCATTGTTTATTGGTTGTGATCATTTGGTTGTCTCTAATCCTTCATGTGCTAGCTGCCAAAGATCACGAAGAGGTTTATCACCGTTACCCCACATGCGTAATATTTCAAGCGCTAAAGCTTCATTTTTATTTGATAATTCAGTCAGTTTCACTGGTAGAAATGCACGAATTTTAACCAATTCCATGTTAATAGTATTTCGCAAAGTTATTACTCCTTTCTTAAATCATCCAAACTCACTTCTAGGGCATCAGCAATCTTACACATTACTCGAAAAGTAGGATTAGGATTATCACTGTTTTCTATCATTTGAAGAGTTGATTCATTAACCCCTGATAGTTTTGCAAGTCGATATCTTGATAGCTTGCGATTTTCCCTTATCTCTCTCACACGAAATTTCAATATACAGTACCCCCATTCATTTGACCACCACAATATATTGTGTTAAATTACAGTTATATTAATCTAAATATGTTATTATATGACTAGAATTCCTTATGCTGACAGCAGTGGTCAACTAGGCGTGGTGGTAGAACTTCAACATGCTGCTGATGTATTTTTAGTAGACCAAAATAATTTTAGGAAGTATCAATCTGGACAACGTTTTGAGTATTACGGTGGTCACTACAATAGGACACCTGTAAAAATCAACATCAACGGCATGGGTAGATATTTTTTAATTGTTTGTGGCGGTGGTAGATACCGTTATGAGTTTTTCTAATCAAATGCTTATTTTCCTAGAAAGGTGGTGTAAAATATGGCTAATAAAAAGCAAACATCTAAAAGTGTTGCTTCAAAAGCTAGCAAGATATTAAAAGATAACCGTTATAGCGCTACTTCTAAATCAGTTGCGGCTTCTGCTCTTGCTCAAGCTAAGAAGAAATAGCTCTCAAGTTCTTCTCTAGTTGCAGTGATGCAATAAACTCTTTTTGAAGGTAGATCGTATGTTGATTGGTCTTCACGCCAATGAATTGCCCAGGCATTATACTTTCTATCTCAATTGATATTTCTGTTACTAATTCGACATTTTCATATTCGTCACCATTAACAAGTGCTAGGAGCTTAACTTTCATTTGTTTCCTCCTTTTCATTTCCTAACGTCGCTACCGTCGCATCAGCTATAAATCCAGATATGCTAGTTTGTTGCTACCAGCTCAGCGCTTTAAATATGTCGATGTAATCACAGTGTGGTTGCATCGGTTTCTTGCTTAAGTTGTTGTTCTGCCTCATTCTTTACCATGAGATAGTAATTAGGTGATCCGTCTGAACATTTCACTTGTATTACTAGATTTTGAAGCTCCCTTTTAACTTCTCCATACGTAGAGCAGTTTCTTTTGACCTCATCTAATAAAACATTTGCCTGTGCTTTAACAAACTCATAAAAATTTATTTGTACTTGTTTTTTGTACATCATTTCTTATCACTTCTCTCCTTATAGATTTCACACATGTTTAGATAATTTAATCTTTAAACTGCACAAGATATTTCATCGCCATGGCTTTTTAATTTCCGAAAAAACTCGGACTGACTACCAAAAAAAATATTTTCTAATGGTATTTTGTAAACTTCTTCGATTTTCATCATAAACGGTCTAGGCACATTAGTTGAATCACGCTCATACTTAGATAATGTATCCTTGTTAATTCCAAAAAGTTTAGATGCTTCAGCTAATGTTAGACCAGCATTCACACGAGCTGCTTTAAGTGTGATTATTAAAAACATATTCTCAAACCTCCTTTCGTTCGGTGTGATTATATAATATCCGATTTTTTTCGGAATGTCAAACGTTTTTTTTCGGAATACAAATATAAATTATAATTATATCCGTTTATATTCGGATTAATTATTGATTTTCCGTATTTATTCGGATATAATATTATTATTAAGGAGGTGAAATATTGATGGATAAAGAGTTTGATAGAGATTTGCCATTAAAAGAACAAATATCTAATAATATAGAAAAGCTTAGAAAAGAGAAAAACTACACCCTAATTAAATTAAGTGAAGAGAGTGGCATATCTAAAAGCACTTTGTCTGATTACAAAAATTGCAAAACCCTAATCAGTCCAGGCAATGTTGAAAAATTAGCAGAAGTTTTTAATGTTCCAAAATCAACCATTGATCCTTCTTTTAAGAGTAAAGGTGTTTTAAACCTAATCCCTATAGAGCCTAACTTCGTGAAAATTCCAATACTCGGAAGAATTGCTTGTGGTGATCCAATCACAGCTGAACAAAACATTGAAGGTTATACTTATGAGTTTGCTGAATACTTACCCAATGGTGATATCTTTGCGTTAAAGGCTAAAGGTGACAGTATGGAACCTACTATTATGGATGGCTCTAAGGTACTTGTGAGGGCACAACCTGATGTAGAGAATGGTGAATTGGTAGCAGTCTTGGTAAATGGTGATGAGGAAGCTACTTTAAAAAGAGTGAAGAAACAAGATGGTATTATATTTTTAATGCCTGACAACCCATCACACAAGCCAATAATTGTTAGTCCGAGTAACCCAGCACGTATAATAGGAAAAGTTGTACGTGCAATAATGGACTTTGATTAATTAGCGCTAGTCAATCAAACAAAGAAAGAGCGGACTCATTTGTCTAGCTCTTTTCTTATAAACTTCGAAAGGAGATTAAATAGACATGACTACAAAAGAGATCGAAGCAGAAAATGTACTACGTGTAGCCATCTATATTCGTGTATCTACTCGAAATCAAGAAGATAAATATAGTTTAGCTGCACAAGAGCATGATTTAGTAGAGTATGCGAAGAAACAAAATTGGCATATCGTTGAAGTTTTTAAAGATGTAGAAAGTGGCGCAAAGTTCGATAAAAAAGGGTTAACCTCTTTAATGGATTGTGTAGATGATGGACTAGTTGATATTGTGTTAGTATCCGATCAAGACCGATTATCGCGCTTAGATACATTGAATTGGGAAGAATTAAAACTAGTGTTGCGTGAAAATAATGTAAAAATTGCAGAACCAGGCTTAGTTATCGACTTAGATAATGAAGATGATGAATTTCGTTCTGATTTATACAACATCATCGCAAGACGAGAGCGCCGTTTGTTTCGTAGAAGATCTCAACGAGGACTACGCCAATATGTACGTGAAGGTGGAATGTATGGACGAGTGCCTTTTGAATATATTTACGACAAGGAAACAAAAGAAGTATCTCTTAATAAGGATTTTGCATGGGTAATACCCTTCATCGATGATTTATTTTTACAAGGGTATGGTCCGTCAAGCATCGCTACAGAACTGAATAAAATATCACGTACATCTAATGGCGCTAAATGGCATCCTAACACCGTTTATCAAAGATTAAGAAATTCTGCTTATTGTGGTGAATACAGTGTAACTTTTTCAAACGGTGAAACAATCACCCATGACCGTATATATCCTCAACTACGATCAGTAGAAACATTTGAACGTATACAACACTTAATGGAAACGAATATGAAGCCTTTTCCAACAACACGAAAACATCATCATCCTCTTGCTAAGTTGCATATTACTTGCGCTGAGTGTGGACGTAAAATAGCCTTGCAACAGGGAGATAAATCTCAATATGGCGGATATAGATGGTATTTAGCGCATAATCATGGATTAGCCGAGCCTTGCCCTTACGATCCAAAATATAATGCTGTCCGCATTACTAGACCACTAGTGTTAGCAGTAAAAAATATTTTGCTGAGCGAAGAAACTGCTAAAAGATATCTTGATATTGAATTTAAGGACGAATCACAAATTATCCAGCTTGAAAAGCAAGTGTCAAATTTACACAAGATGGTGAGTGATAATAATGGGAAAATTGATAAGTTGCTAGACTTGTATTTAGATAGCAAGTTAACAAAAGAAAAATACGAGGAAAAAACAAAAAAAATTGAAATGGAGAATGCAAATTTAAAGATTAGTATCAATGAATTAAACATGAAAATAGATTTGATGAAAGATGAGAAATATAGTTATGATGTGTTACTGGATAATCTAGCAGTAGTAGAGGAGCATTTGTCGACTATCTATCGCATTGATACTGAGTACAGTGAGAATGATAAAGAAGAATTAATAGCAGCCCTCTTTGAATACGCTCTTCTCTCCCCAGCCAATAACACAATCACTCTCAAATTCACAACAATTAATGACTTTCCTCTCGATTTGACAGTGAAAATAGATAAAACTAATGTGGAATACGAAGAAAATTTATTAGAAAAGCAAAGAGAACGCTACGAAGCTACTCAAGCTATTTTAGATGCACAGCTTAGGCCTATATGTTTCATGGAATTAAAACGGCTGACAGGATTGAATGCACAAACATTGCGACTAGATGAAGAACGCTTTGGACCATATTCAAACTTAAAACTAGGTAAAGGTAGTCCTGAAAGAAAAGCAGAAATTATTGAGGGGATAAAAAGATTAATTTCTACTAATCCAAATATGACTAGTATAGAGATCGCTAAAGAGTTGGGAAGTTCCCAAGGGACTATTTTAAAATATATAAGAGAAAATAATTTACGCGAAGGTAGACCGCTCAAGGGTTGA